AAGGCTTTGAACCTTGAAGGCTAAGTTCGAGTCTTGGTTCAGCAACCATTACTGAGTCGTCTAAGGGTAGGACACGAGGCTCTGAACCTCGGAATCTGGGTTCGAGTCCTAGCTTAGTAACCAAGGGTGTACGCCGAAGATGGGGAGTCGGGCTAGGCTGTAACCCTAGTGTCTTAACGGGCTGAGTAGGTTCAAATCCTACTGCACCCACCATATTAAACGAAAACAACCTTTAATTTAATAAGAAAGGAGGTTATAGAACAAAACTTTAATAAGGAGGATTTGATTATGAAAAAGATACTAAAAGGACTAATAGCTTTGGGGATTGTGATAGGGATGCTAATACCGTCAGCGGTAGCAGCAGATTGTCCAGATGAATGGGGCAACTGTTGTGAGTACGAAGGTTGTTGCAGGACGTTGTGCTGTGCTAATCAGACTTTCGACTACAAGATACGCTATTTCGAGAAAGTTGAGTCTGGGTACTTCACGCCTTGGGGAACGCCTATGTACAAAGGCGTATGGACTACGGTAATAGTAGAAGATGTGCATGACCGAGATGAAGCAGCCGAGTCATTGGGTTTACGGGCAGGTTATGACTGTTGGGTTACGAAGGTGTTTTAATGTATTACCGTGGAGAGAATGGAATAACAGAATGCCACTGTCCTTATTGCGACCCGCCACGTTGTCCGCATTGTGGGCGACCTTATCCTCAGCCAAGACTGTATCCCTGTGAACCCTGTGATGAACCGTGTTCCCCTTGCTACCCATATCCATATAGAACAGGAGATTGGTGGTATCCTTTCCCTTATACCGTTACTTGGGAGGGATTTGATATTACAAACGGGACATTTGATACTGTTACGGTGACATCTTGACTGATGAAAAAAGGGTAAAGACTACAAGTGCTCATCTTGAAGGATTCAAGCGTGAGTTCATAAAGTATCAAAAATTGCTTGGGCTGACTGGATGGGATGTCAGTTTTACAATTAAGGAGTTGCCTAATTCGCTGGCTCAGATACATTATGTAGCTTCTGACTGCAATGCTGAGGTTTTTTTGAATAGTTCCCTTCCAAGCAGGACAAGTCTAAGGAAAACCGCAAAGCATGAGGCTATACACTTACTGTTAGCAAGATATGACTATATAGCCAGTGCTCGGTATATTGACGCAGAGGAACTTACCTTTGCAAATGAGGAGGTAACTGTCAAGCTGACAGACTTGATACCATAATGGGATTAGAGGAAGCAACGCAGTATATCTTCAAGGCTATAGGCTATGAACCCACAGATGCTCAGTGGGAAGTGCATCGTGACCCGACCAGACACAAACTTGTAACTGGAGGAGAGCGTGCTGGGAAGAGCCGAGTCAATGCTATGGAGATACTAAAACATTGGTATGTTGATAAGTGCATACCAAAGATAGAGAATGGACTCTATTGGCTAATTGGTGCTGATTACGAAGGGTGTCGTGGAGACTGGGAACATCTAGTAGAGGCTTTTGCAAGGTTGGGGCAGATTAAGCAACTGACTAAATCAATAGACCCAGCCCTGATGGTTCTCACTGATGGCACACAATTCGTTACAAAGTCGGCAAAGTATCCTGAGAAGATTGCTACCGTTGCTCCTGATGGAATTGGTGGATGTGAGGCTGCCCAGTTGGATTACGAGATTTTCCTGCGTGCCCGTTCAAGGGTTGCAGAGAAGCGAGGCTTCCTGAGCTTTACGGGAACGTTAGAGGAGGAGGAATACACAAGTTGGTATTCTGAATTGTATCAAGTTGGGCAGTCTCATAATAATCTTGAGCTTAAATCGTTCTCTATCCCATCGTGGTCTAATAAATATGTGTACCCAGAGGGAGAGACCGACCCGGAGATACTAAAGCTGAAAGCTGGCATGACCCATGAGAGATTCATGGAGAGGTTTGCTGGAGTACCTGCCCCCAAGACTGGAAGGGTAATCACTGAATTTGCTAATCCTATACATGTACAGCTATGTCCCTTTAATAAGGACTTACCTGTGGAGATTGGCATAGATGTAGGTTTCAAGGGGGCTTATGCTGTTGAAGCCGTACAAGAGGTAAATGGACAGTTTCGGTGTATAGATGAGGTTTATCTGACAGGCTATGTTACCGAGGATGTTATCACTATATGTCAGAAGAAACCTTGGTGGGATAATGTCATAGGTGGCGCTATCGATATAGCTGGCACACAACATCAAGGCATGACCTCCCCTGTAGAAGTTTGGGGGAGCAAAGGACACGTTGCCTTGGTCTATAAGAAGGTGAATGTAGAGGATGGGATAGACCTGTTCCGCACTCAGCTAAAACAGCATCCCATTACCTTACAGGCAGGCTTTGTGTTTGACCCTAAATGCAGAGGGGTTATCTCAGAGATGGGTGGAGGGCGACCACCGCTAGAAGAAGGTGGTGGTATATGGATGAGAGACAAGAATACAGGCGTGGCTCTCCGCAAGAACGACCATGGATGCAAGGCAGTAATATACCTTCTGGCAAACAAGTTTTTATATACAGTAAAGGGAGACAGGATACCCAGCATAAGATTCATAGGACAGCCTGCAACCCAGACTTTTAGAGGGAGATAGACACTATGAAGGAACTAAAGCCCCCAACGGTAGCGGATATAAAGGACAAACTCTCGGCTTGGGAGACCTTTTATGGTACGCACCACCAAAATCAAAAGGATATAGACGAATTTTACGAACTGACGTTCAGTGCTGGTGTACCCAAGCGGTATCCTACCCGCAAGCCTTCAACGGCTAGGGATTGGATTGACGCTGGTGTAAGGCACTACACGCTTGATAATCCCAAGGTGACAGTATATGCCCGTAGAAATTCTGACGAGGCTCGTAGGCAAGCTGCATCAATAGAAAATTGGGGGAGCTTTTTCCTAAAACTGAGTCGTAAGCAAATCAAGGATGTCGCAAAGAAAGTTCTGCTTCGTGGTGAGGGATTCATTAAACTCAACATGGATGACACTTACTTTGGCGACTATAATGGTACACCTCTTGCCGAGTTAAGTGCTGCGGAACTGGTAGAATATAGAGAGAAGCGTTTATACCACTTCCCTCTTTATATGACTATCCCAGACCCCATCAATGTCTTTTGCTCTACTGCTCACGATGGGCTCATGCCCCTAGAAGTAATAGAGTGCTTTGAGATTACCGTTTCTGATGCTGAAGCCTTATGCAAGAGAAACGGTTGGCGGTTTGACCTCAAGGACAGGAAGCCAAATGCAAAGGTTACGTGGATAAGTTACTATTCCCCTGAATGGAGATGCTTTATCCTTGATGATGTTGCCGTGCTCCCTCAAGGGGTACAGGTAAACCTTTTGGGATTCGTCCCGTATGTGCACTTCAGTGCGATGGCAGGACAAACTGGTTATGATGGAAAGCCTGAATATGAATACAGACCACTGATACACGGCAAGCAGGATATGTTCAAGATGGAGGCAAGGATACTTTCCTTCATTGATGCCATTAACGCCCGTTATGCGTTTCTAAGGTACAAGTTCAGGGGTAACCCAGAGGTTATTAAGAAGCATTATCCTCATGGTGTGCCAACCGACCCAGATGAACTTCTGTTCGAGATTCCTGACCAGATGGAGATTGACATTCTAGCTGGAGAGAAGCCACCTGAAGGGTTATTTGCAGAATATGGGATGTTATCACAACTGGCTGCTCCACCCGCTACTCTTAGCGGGGTGAGACCCACGGGGGTATATGGAGGAGCACATCAAGAAAGCTTGATGGCTTCGGCTCTATCACAGTACAAGGATGCCTTTATGAGTTTACAGGAGGCACTGGCTACTTTACTCGGAATGGGTTTACGGATTATCGAGAAGGTCTACAAGCATGACGTAATGATAAAGAATCTTTCCTCTGATGCTGCCAAGGTATACCAAGTTCTCAAGGTCAGTGACATTAAGGGTTATTATGACTGTGAAGTGAAACTACTTGCCGAGCCCCCAGAGGCTACCGATACACGCAAGGCTCTCGGAAAAGCTCTCTGGCAGGGTGGCGCAATTAGCAAGGACAAAATGCTCAAAGAATACTTCGACATGTCACAGCAAGAAAGGCAGGATGAAACATCTCAGCAACTTGCCGAGAAGGTAATGGAAGACCCGTTAGTTGGCGGAGCTTTGGGACGAGATGCCTTGGAGATGTTTGGGATGGAAAAGGCTGCTCAAGCCGTAAAGGAAATAGATGCTCAGACAGCAGCATTAGGGAAACAACCCTATCTAGGGGTAGGAGCTACTCCTCCAAACCAAGCTGGTGAAGGTATGGGGGTAGCCACTGATGCTGTGCAGCAAAGGGGCAGGAGTGCTGGAATGGGCACTAATCCAAGCCCTAGAGTGCAAATGGGGGGATAATGGGTAACGTATTGACAGAAGCCATGTTAAGGGCGCAAAAACTGATGGTCAATGTTGACAAAAGGTTTGGAGAGATAGGAGGAGCGATGCCCTATGGCAAGAGAAAGGCTACGCCAGCAGAAAGCAGGGAACAGAAAGCTAGGGCAGAAGAAGCAGAAATGCAGGAGTTACTAAATGGCTGAAGAAAAAACTACTCAAACCGCAGGAACGGTATTAGAAAGGCTTGGCTTGGGTTCTCAATACAGTGTAAACCAGACCGCAGTAGCAGATTTGGTTAGGTCTGGGACTCTTTCACGTGCTGATGTTAATACTTTAACTGGCTGGCAAAATATGACCTTGGGGGGTAAGGAATATATGAACCTATACCCCGAAGTTTATGGAGGTTATGCAGGTAATCCCCCTCGTTGTCCTGCTATGTCACCCGAAGCCATGGAGATAGCAGCCCTTAGAGAGCTAAAGAATAGTTTTATTGGGGTTGGTATGGAAATCTATCGAACAATGATAGATAATAGGATTAATTCTTTAAGAAGGACATATGCTCGGCATCCCGTGAGTGGCATTTCTGAACAAGAATTTCCGCTTCCCGATTGGATGAGACCTATTTTGGGGCTTCCCCCAGTACAGGCAACGGAAGAATTCACGGGGCGTGGGAGATTCAGGAAGGAACAAAAGCAACCTACAATTTCCGCCGAGGAAGCGAAGGGTCTTAAAATTGCTCCACTAGGGGCACAAACGGAGCTAGATATTGACCAGCAAAAATACCTGTCCAGTTTCTTGGCATGGCAGAAGGCTGGTACACCATCGGGTGCTGGAATGGGTGGGCTTAGAGGTTCTGGTAATCCATTCATGGAAGCACTTACCGCAATGTCTCAGAGCCAAGGCGATTACTGGGCAGAGTTCCAGCGTAAATCACAAAGTATGTTCCCAGCATCCCAGAGACTTGGAGTGCAGCGGAGAGTTGCTTCCCAATAGGAGTGTTATGCCTTATAAAGTGGAAAACCGAAGTGGCACAAGACCATTCAAGATTATCAACAAGAATACGGGCAAAATCGTAGGTTCTTCTACTAGCATGGCTGATGCCAAGGCAAGTATCAGGGCTAGGTATGCTGGCGAGAAAAAGAAGGGTAAATAATGGAATGGTGGAAAACCACTGATATAGTTAATAGCTTTGCCAACTCTGTTAATGCACAGATAAACAAAGGCATTGACGCATATACGAAGAAATATAAAGAGATAATGACTCAACATGCCGAGAATGTTGAGCAGGCAAAGGCGAAAGCGCAGCGAATCTTCAAGGCTCAGGCTTGTGCAAAAAGGGCTGCTAATGCTGAAGATAGGTTAAGAAGGGCTAATGAAAACCTTTTGGAGCTAGGTTTTACTGACCAAATTCCGATAACTCAGGCTAACATTGATAGGGAAATATCTGGTGGGTTTGCGAGTGATGTTAT